ACTACCTTTATTTTAAATAAGATAGAAGAATACTTAAAGGAAAGCGTAGGTATTGATGAAGTGGCTTTCTTTTCTTTTTCTAATAAAGCTGTGGATGAAGCTAAAGAAAGGGCTTCTCAAAAATTTAAAGTACCTATGAGTCACTTAGAAAACTTTTGTACTTTACACTCTTTTGCCTTGAGACAAATGGGGCTTACAAGAGAACACATTATGAGTAACAATGATTGGAGGAATGTATCAAATGAACTTCGTATTAGTATTAACGTTAATAATGATGACGACATATTTTTCAACAATTACGATGATAAGTATGTTGACTTAATTGAAAAGTCTAAGAGAAGAAATGTACCTCTTAGAGATTGTTGGGCCATGTTTGCCAAGGACATTATTTGGCATAAATTAGAATATATTGATAAAGGATTAACTGATTATAAAAAATTTGGTTATGAAAAATTTACAAGTGGAACTAAGGGATACATTGTTAAAGACCAAGGACCTAAAGTAGATTTTACAGATTTAATTAAAAACTATGTAGAAGGAAGTTATTATAAAACTTTTAAAGTAGTTTTCTTTGACGAGTCTCAGGATATGTCCACGATTCAGTGGCAAATGGCAGAAAAGATTTGGAATAATTCAGATATATCTTATGTCGCTATGGACCCTAATCAGGCTATTTATACTTGGGCTGATGCTGATGTCAGTAAGGCTTTAAAAGTAAAAGAAGAAGCAAAAGAACTAATTGTCTTAGATCAATCTAAAAGGGTTCCTAGAAAAGTTTGGGAAATAGTTAATAGAGTAGAAGAACAGATTATTGGTTATGATGATATTAAATGGTCACCAGCCAATAGAGACGGTTCAGTAGAATTTATTAGAGGTATCTATCATTTAAACATGGACCACGGTTCGTGGTTAATTATGGGTAGAACACGATCCATTCGAGATGACTTAGAAGAAGTAATGGTGAAGAAAAATATTTTCTTTAGGGTAAAACTTAAAGACAATAAGTACAGATATTCTGTTAAATCTCAGGAGAGAAATGCTATTTTAACTTGGCAAGACTTAATGAGATCAGAAAAGAATGAAGTTCCAATAAGGCTAGTTGAGAACTTATATAAATGTTTAGGAAAAGAATTTGTTGCTCGTGGTAATAAGAAATTAATTGCTGAACAACGAAAAGCTTTTCCTGATAAAAAATTATCTTTTATTAATTTAAGAGATGATTTCGGACTATTAGCTGAGTTTGGTACACCTTGGCCTGATGTAATGACGACAATCAATACAGAGACAAGAGCGTATTTAGAAAATTTAGAACAAAGAGGAGAAAATCTAGCTTTAGAACCTAGGGTTACTTTATCTACTATTCATCAACAAAAAGGTGGAGAAGCAGACAATGTAATTGTTTCCCTAGATATAGGAAAAATGGCGTATGAGGAGTATCGTACAAATCCTATTAATGAACATAGATTATTTTATGTTGCATTTTCTAGAGCAAAAGAAAATCTCTACATAATAACACCACAATCAAGAGAGGCTTATAGAATATGAGTAAACAAATCGGAATGTTTAAACCACAATCAGAATGGGTTCCACCAATGGATTTCCCTAATATTAAAGATGCAGAGATGATTGCAATTGACTTGGAAACAAGAGACCCAAACATCATGGATAAAGGTCCAGGTTGGGCTACCAATGACGGAGAGATTATTGGAGTGGCTATCGCTGTGGAGGGTTGGAAAGGATATTATCCTATTCGACATGAGACAGGATTTAACCACGATCCACGGGTCGTGTTTGATTGGCTAACTGAAATGCTCTCAGGAGAAGGAGAGAAGATAGCCCACAATGCCACCTATGACTTTGGTTGGTTAGAAGCTGAAGGAGTTAAATGGAATGGTCGTATCATTGATACAATGATTGCTGCTCCTTTGATCAATGAAAATAAATATAGCTATTCTTTAAATGCAGTCGCTAAAGAATATCTAGCTGAAAGTAAAAATGAGTTTCTTTTAAATGAAACAGCAGCACAATGGGGTGTCGATCCTAAAGCTGAGATGTACAAAATTCCTTCTCAGTATGTGGGTGAATATGCTGAACAAGATGCTGTTCTTTCTTTAAAGTTATGGAACAGATTAAAGCCTGAGATAACTCAACAAGACTTACAAACAGTCTTTGATTTAGAAACAGATTTAATTCCTATTCTAATGAAGATGAGAAAAAGAGGAGTAAGAGTTGATTTAGAAAAACTTAGAAAAGTAGAGAAAACTTTTATTAAAAAAGAAAATGAAATGCTCGACTTTGTTTTTAAAGAAACAAATCTTAAATGTGATATATGGGCTGCTAGGTCTATTGCTACAATCTTCGATCAATGTAAGATTGATTATCCTAAAACAGACAAAGGTAATCCCTCTTTTACAAAAAGCTTTTTAGAGTTTCATCCTCATCCAATACCTAAGGCTATTGTTCAGGCTAGAAACTTCAACAAAGCACGGACCACGTTCCTCCATACAATAGAAAAGTATCAGCATAATGGAAGAATTCATGCCAATATTAATCAATTACGAACAGAAAATGGTGGTACGCTGACAGGTCGATTTAGTTATTCTAACCCTAATCTTCAGCAAATTCCTTCTAAAGATGATGCTGAATCTGATATTAAAATTGGTTCTTTGGTTAGAGGATTATTTTTACCTGAAGAAGGTGAGAAGTGGGGTTCTTTTGACTACTCTCAGCAAGAGCCACGACTCGTGAGTCACTATGCTAACGTAGTTAATTTAGAAGGTGCTGAAAAGATTGTTAAAGCTTATAATGAAGATAAACAAACAGACTTCCATACAATCATGGCTGAGATAGGAAATATACCTCGTAAGAGCGCTAAAACCATAAATTTAGGCCTATTTTATGGCATGGGAGTAGGAAAGCTATCTGATCAATTAGGTATTGATCCTGAAGAAGGTAAGTCTTTAATTAAGCAATATAACGAAAGAGTTCCTTTTGTAAGACAACTAGCTGATGCAGTTTCTGATCATGCTCAGAAAAAAGGTGCAGTTAAAACTTTCTTAGGTAGAAGATGTCGTTTTGAATTATGGGAACCTAAAGCATTTGGTTCTTACAAGGCATATCCTTTAGATAGAGCTAAAGAAGAGTATGGTGAATATACTCCTTTAAAAAGATCAGGGACCTATAAAGCCTTGAATAGATTAATTCAAGGTTCAGCAGCAGATCAAACAAAGAAAGCGATGATTGATTTGGATAAGGAAGGAATTATACCGATGATACAAATCCACGATGAACTAGCTATTAGCTTTGACGGATCAAAAGAAGTTCAAGATAAAATAGTAGAGGTTATGGAAAATACTATTGAGATGACTGTTCCGTCTAAGGTAGATGTAGCAATTGGAAATAATTGGGGGGAAGCACAATGAAATGTTGGCATTGTAAGACTGAACTTGTTTGGAATGGTGATTATAGTATTGATGACCAAGACGATGATTACCAAATGGTCAGTCACCTTACCTGTCCTAATAAGACATGTCAGTGTTTGACACAAGTCTTTGTTCCTAAATTGTTAGAAAAAGAAACACTTAAAGAAAGACAAGTTTTATTAGAAGTTATTAAGGGAAAATTAAAATGAGAATAACCTACCAAGACGGAAAATTATTTCTAAGTATGACTAAAAGTGAAGTTAACTATGTTCATGAAAATATAGGTATGTCAGTAGAAATACCTATTGGCGAACTAAAAATTCTTCACGAAGATATTAGCAAAGCTGTTTTACAGCATTGGACTCAAGTAGAAGTTAAAAGAGAAGTTGAAAGAAATAAAAGGAAGGATTAAAAACCTTCCTTTATTGATTTAGCTAAGTTCTTAAAGATAAATGGTAACGACTGTTATTAAATTAATGTTTATTTGCAAGTGGCACTAAATCTAATAATCTTTTTACAAACATACAACAATTACCTTCCTGTATATTTATATTTAAGGTCGTTACCATTCTGACTAATAATATATCATATCTGATCTGCAAAACAAGCACTTCTTAAATTTTTTTCTGTGGATATATTTCTGTCATGCATGTTTATACAGACGAAGACTTACAATTTATTAACGGAGAAAAATAATGTTTAACTTAACAGAAAAAGCAAAGAATCACTTCTTAAATTTTTTTAAAAAAGACGACAAAGAAGAAGAGATCAAACAATTTTGCCAAGCAGAATATAAAAAAGATTGGTATGCTGCTTATATGACTTTTAAACAAGAAGGTCAGTTCCCTAAGTTTCATAGAAGAACTTTATAGGAAAAGGGGCGTAAGCCCCTGTCTTATATTTTTGTATTTTCAATAATCGAAGCTAATTCTTCGCAACGTTTAGGTGTCTGTTTATACCACCTAGAATCCTTCATTTCGTTGGCTGCATCTTTCCAACGTTTAATTCGGATATTTTTCCACATCTTCTTAAAATTTCGAACACCTTGGATTCCCAATTGAAAAACCATTTCGACAATAACTTCACCCACAGGCTGTGGTAAATCGTGTCCGACACATTCTTTAATTAAAAGATCAGCGCCTGCAGCGGCTCTGTTTAAATCAATATCAAATAACTCATCTATTTCTTCTCTTGAAATAGTCTTTCCCTCAGGAAATCTACTTCTTTCATGAGGCTGAATCAAGTGGCCGATGCCAATCGTGGCCTTGCCTAAACTGTCTAAATATACATGGTCTACGCAACCTTCGTGGGCACGGACTCTATTTTTCAGTGAATCTGTAATTTCTATCATTTTGCACCTATTCCCCAATTTGTTTCATGAGGATCTTTCTCTACCTTTCTTTTAAATAAGTTTATTATAATTTGGAATAATTTCATTTATTTGAATTTATAACCTAAACCAGCGTACTTGTCTACACTTCCTCCATTTTTTGCAAAAATTCCTGTTGGTTGAGTAACAGTTCCTTCTATAATTCCTCTAATTTCATCATCAGTTAAAGTTGGATTCTTTTCTTTTAAATCTCTTATTACAGGAGAAAACATATTTACTCCCATGTCATACCCTATACCCATGTCTTTAATTGGTTTTAATGTTTGAATATCGCTTTTGCTTACATCTACTAAATATTGATTATTAAGTATTGGAGTTGTATTAGTTATTCCTGATGCACCTTCATTGTTAATTCTTATGGGCTGAAAATCTCTTTGTTGATATAAAGAACTATATAGTTCAGGAAAAGATTCTTGAAACTGTTCTTCTGACATTTGATTTGGTGTAAGTGGTTCAGGCTTTTGTTTCATTTGAAAATTAGGAGGAAGTTCTACTGCACTTGGAATTCCTTGATTGTATCCACCAAAATATCCTCTAGCTTCAGGACTAACTCTAGGAAATTGAGTTTCAATTCCTTGAGGTGTTTGACTAGGACTAAAAAATCCTC